CAGAAGAAGTAATTCCTGCTGAAGAAACCCCAACTACAGAAAGCGAGACAGTCGTGGAAGAAACCACACCAGTCGAAGCAACACCATCAGTAGAAGCTGCGGCTGTCGAGGCTGCTCGTCCTACTGTTCAGGCAATGATGTACACAACTCCAAGAATTGAAGTTACAAAGCGTAACTACTTGGAAAACACAATCAAAGCAAATCTCTTTGGAGATGAAGATTCTCGTCAATGGCTACGCGCTGCTGACAACGATCAGACAACAGGTGCAGGATTTATCCCAACACCACAGAGCACACAGCTCCTAAACTTCCTCTCAAACGCTGACCGCCCAATGATTGACTCAATCACACGCGGCTCAATGCCAGAGTTCGGAAAAACCTTTGAGTTGCCAAAGATTACTGAAGTTCCTATCGTTGATCAGATTGACGAAAACGGCGCAGTAACAGAATCACAGCTTGAGGCTTCATATATCACAGTTACAAAGAAGTCATTTAAGGGTCGTGCTATCACCACTCTTGAACTTCTAACAAACTCAACACCTGCATTTTTGGATGAGCTTGTTACACAAATGGAATTTGCTTACGCAAAGGACACAGAGCAGTATGTAACAACTGCAATTCAGGGTGCTGGAACTCTTAACGCAACAGCGCAAGACAACACAGCTTCAGGACTTCTTTCATACGTAGCAAGCGCAGCAGCAGCAGTTTATTCTGCTTCAATCGGCTTTGCTCGCAACATCATTGTTACCCCAGAACAATGGGCTAACATCATGAGCTACAACGATTCAGGTCGTCCAATTTACATCGCAGCAAACCCACAGAACGCTGGCGGAGCACTTTCACCACAGTCACTACGTGGCACAGTTGCAGGTCTTGACCTTCGTGTATCTCGTTACATGCAGGGTTCTGGTGGAGTCGGTACAGCAGATTATTCAATGGCTGTTATCAACCCAGAGGCTTACACATGGTACGAGTCAGCACGTCAGCAACTACGTACAAACATTAACTCTGATGGAACAGTAGACATCCTGCTCTTCGGTCAGGGTGCACTTGCCACCAAGTTGGCAGCAGGAGCGAACTGGTTCAACAAGAACTAATCGTTCAACTAAGTCGCTTGGCGGGCTACCAGAGCCCTTGTAGCCCGCCAAGTCTTTAGAAAGGATAACAATGGCACTCACCACAGTTGCAGAGCTTCGCACCGCACTCGGTATCGGAACTCTTTATACTGATGCAGTTTTGCAATCAGTCTGTGACGCTAGTGATAACGTCTTGTTGCCTTTTTTATGGAATAACACGACTTACAACGTGGCACACGAATCAACAGCCACAACAGCAACTTTGTACTTTGATTATTACATTAAAGACACATTCTACGTAGGTCAAACCGTAGTGGTCTCTAACAACGAAGCACACCTAAACGGCAGTCACACAATTACAGAAGTTACTGATTACACAATCAAGTATAATATCAACAACGGCACAGTTCAGCCAAAGCATTTCGTTAATCCTTTTGGTTCAGTAGCTGGAGCAACTTCTCTCGATCCTGCAACCATCCCTGCAATTCAAGAAGCAAGCCTTATGGTTTCAGTTGCTATCTGGCAAGCCCGCCAAGCACCAACAGGTCAAGGCGTATCTATTGACGGATATGCACCAAGCCCTTACACAATGTCTAATCAGCTTATGGCTCGCGTACGAGGCTTACTAGCACCATACCTAAGCCCTAACTCTATGGTGGGCTGATGCCAGCGATAACCACCCTACGCTCTAGCATCGCAGCAGCTCTTACTGATAACACAAAGTGGTCAGTATTCTCCTACCCACCTGCAACGCCTATTGCTAACTCTGTAATCGTTAGCCCTGCTGATCCTTATATCGTGCCAAGCAATAACGACTATACGGCTATTGCGCCATTGGCTAACTTTCAGATTTCTATCCTTGTGCCATTGCTTGATAACCAAGGCAACCTTGCTGGTATCGAGGATGACATCATCCGAGTATTTCAATTACTCGAAGCATCTAGCATTGTCTTTAACGTAGGAAGCGTGAGCGCACCTGCTGTACTCAACCTTCCTACAGGAGACTTGCTGACCTGTAACGTGCAGATCAGCACCCTTACGGAATGGAGTTAATCATGTCAGATTGGCACGATGAGCAGAAAAAGTTCTTGGAGAAAATCGGACAGGTTGCTCCAAAACCAGAAGCAAAACCAACTACCAAGAAAGATGAGGAATAACTGAAATGGCAGTATTTCTAAACAATGGCGTAGTTCTAACAGTCAATTCAGTTGACCTATCTGACCACGTCACAGCAATCACAATCAACCGCACATTCGATGAGCTTGAAGTAACAGCGATGGGCGATTCAGGACACAAGTTCGTCAAGGGTCTTGAAGCAGCATCACTTACAATCGACTTCCTCAACGACACAGCAACCAGCGAAGTCTTGCAGACCCTTCAGGCTGCATACGGCACAAACGTAACAGTTACAGTCAAGCAGACTTCTGCAGCAACTTCAGCGACCAACCCACTTTACACAATGACCTGCCTAGTAAACAACCTCACCGACATCAACGGCGCAGTTGGAGACCTTGGCACACAATCTGTAACTTGGAACGTCTCTGGTACAGTAGCAGTCACAACAGCGTAAGAAGGAGATAAGGGCTATGGCAAAACTCAAAGTAACAAGGGCTGACGGACAGGTGCAGGAGTTTGAGATAACTCCGCTACTAGAGTACAGCTTTGAGCAGTTTGCAAAGAAAGGCTTTCACAAGGCACTCATTGAAGATCAGAAGCAAACTGATGTTTATTGGTTGTGCTGGGAAGCCATCCGCCGCTCGGGTGAAGTGGTCAAGCCTTTTGGTGAGGACTTCCTAGGTACTCTCAAGTCAGTTGAGGTCTTAGAGTCCGACCCTTTAGGCTAGATCGGAACTCCGTCACCTATCTTGCAACTAGATTAAGTTACGAGTATGGAGTTCCGTTCAACACCATCGTGGAACTTTCTCCGATGGCTTTCAAGGCTCATATACAGGTATTGACAGATATAGCAAAGGAGCGAAGCGATGCCAACAAGAATCCAAGGCGTAATCGCTTATCGTAAAGCCCTTCGCAAGTTCGAGCCTGAATTAGCAAAAGAAACAACTAAGCAGATAACTGCCTTTCTCAAGCCAGTAGTGCGCAACGCAAAAGGATTCATCCCTAGCAATGCAGAAGCACCAAGCGGATGGTTGCAACGCCCTAACGCCAAAGGTCGCTGGGCTAATCGTTACTTTGATTCAGCTCAAGTCAAAAGTGGTATTACCTACAAGACCAGCCCTAGCAAAGCCAATCGTTCAGGCTTTAGGGCTTTGGCTTCTATCTTTAACAAGTCTGCTGCTGGTGCTATCTATGAGACAGCAGGGCGCAAGTCAGGCAACACAGGCAACTTCTCACCTAAGCTCGGTGGTCGCTTAGTGGGCGATAAGCAGAAGATGACAGGTCGAGCAATCTTTAGAGCTTTCGAGGAAGATCAAGGCAAAGCCACAGCAGGAGTAATCAAAGCAATCGAGACCTCGGCTGCTAAGTTCAATGCAAGGGTGAAGAAGTAATGGCAGACTTAAGAGTCGATATAGCGGCGGAGTTCGTTGGCAAGAAGGCGTTCAAGGAAGCCGACATGGCGGCTGTGCGCCTTGATAAAACAATCAAGAAATTAGCGCGTACCTTCGGAGTTACTCTCGGCGCAGGTGCAATAGTTGCTTACAGCAAAGCAGCAGTCAAAGCCTTTGCAGCAGACGAAGCCGCAGCCAACAGACTGGCTACCGCAGTCGATAACCTTGGGCTTTCATTTTCCAAAGTACAAGTTGCAACCTTTATTTCAGATTTAGAAAAGACTGCCTCTATTGCTGATGACGTGCTACGCCCAGCCTTCCAATCATTACTCAACATAACTGGATCACTTACCAAGTCACAGGAATTACTTAACAACGCCATTCAGATTAGCCGCGCATCAGGCGTGGACTTAGCTACAGTCACCAATGACCTTGGCAAAGGTTATGTAGGCATTACTCGTGGGCTTATTAAGTACAACACAGGGCTTACAAGAGCAGAGTTACAGACCAAGGGCTTTAACGAGATTCTCGGAATCATGCTGGCAAAGTCAGCAGGTGCAGCACAGGAATATCTCACCACTACATCATTCAAGATGGACACTCTTGCCCTAGCGTCAGAAAACGCCAAGGAAACAATCGGTAAAGGTTTGGTCGATGCCTTTGCTCGTATCGGTGGTGGCACAGAAGCTGCTGATGCCGCTAAGGCAATCGACAACATTGCTAAGGCTGTGAACGGGGTCACACTGGTATTAGGCACAGCAATCGGCTTGGTCAATAAGTTTAGACAGGGCTACACCAATTTTCTTATGGATCCGCTAGGCACAGGATTTGGTGCAGGTGGCGCATCTACTGGTCGCTCTGCTTCTCCAGCAGGTACAGCAGTTCGCCTACGCCAACAGCGCGAAGCAGAAGCAGCCGCGACAAGACGAGCCAAGGAAGTTGCGAACCTTACTAAAAAGCAAGTAGCTGCTACTAAAGCATTAACAGCAGAACAGAAAAAGCAGAACAGTCTCAAGAAGTCTGCAACAGTCTTTGACATGGATCAGATTCAGGCTATTGCTGCACTTAAAGGGCAGTTATCTGATGAAGATAGAAAGCGCGTACAAGCGCAGCTTGCTTTACTTAACGAGAACGATGCACTAGCGCAGAAGCTCACACGCGAAATCCTTATGGCGCAAGATGCCACAGGCGGCTTGTATCGCTACTTCTTATCTATCGGCGATGCGAAGATAAAGAATCCTTTTGCCTTCCTCGATGAATGGCTTGTGGAGTTCCAATCTAAGCTGAACAACCTTAAGTTCCCGTCTATGCCTACAGCAGTATCGGCAGCAGTAGCACCTACATCTGGTGTAGTGGTTGGCTTCACTCCAACACCTATGAATCCAATTCCTACAGCAGGACCAATTCAAGGTCCACAAATCCCATCTACCAACGCAAGCGCATATAGCGGCACAATCCCTACAGGTAACTTTACTTACGGACAGGGCAACCCGCTTAATACCAATGTCTATGTCACAGTCCAAGGATCAGTTACAACCGAGGAAGATTTAGTCTCCAAGATAGCAAGCGGCTTACAACAGAAGTCCTTGTCCACAGGCGATAGCTCTTACATCAACCGCAGAACAGGCGGCTTTGCTGGATGAGCCTACCCGCACAGATAGCAGTCTCCTTTGACTTTAGCTCTGGTGCTACTTTCGGTACTGGCTTCGTCATCGGTTCACCTGATAACGGCGTAATTGGCGTTAATTCATTCGGCTCATCTGATGTAATCATTCCTACAGTTGATTTAACTCCTGACGTTTATAGCATCTCAATCAGGCGTGGTCGCAACATCATGAAAGACCAGTATGACGCAGGTACGGCTATTGTGCGTGTCCTCGACCCGCTAGGCTATTTCAACCCACAGAACCCAGCCAGCCCTTACTACGGCTATCTAGTGCCATTGCGTAAGCTGCGTGTGTCTGCCACGACATCAACGGCAGACCACTTCCTATTTTCTGGCTATGTCAATGACTACAAGTATTATTTCCCTACAGGGCAAGAGACGGCCTATGTAGATATTCTCTGCACAGATGGCTTCCGTCTATTGCAAATGTCCCAGATTCAGACAGTAGCCGATTCAGGCGCAGGGCAGACAACAGGCACACGCCTAGGCAAGATTCTTGATGATGTGCAGTTCCCTAACTCCATGCGCTCTATAGCCACAGGAGATGCCACCTGCCTTGCTGATCCTGCAACAGTTCGCATTACCCTCGATGCTATTAAGAACGTAGAATTCTCGGAAGGGCTTGGCGCGTTCTACATGAGCCCAGACGGGACAGCAGTCTTTAAGTCTCGTAGCGAGGTCACAGCGACCCTTGGTGAGCCAGCCATCGAGTTTAACCAGA